TTTAGCGCAGATTTAGAGGCTTCAGAGTCTCGTCGTATTATTGCCGGTAAAATTGTTCCTTATGAGAACGAGATCGGTAACACCTCAGTTGGTAAGGTAATCTTTGAAAAAGGTTCTATTCAAATTGATGAACCTACTAAAGTAAAACTTTTGCTTGAGCATGACCCTAAATCTCCAATTGGCAGAATGAAAAAGGTCGATGAGGATGATTCAGGAATTTATGCTGAGTTCAAGGTTAGTAATACTACTAGGGGTACAGATAGCCTCATTGAGGCAAGCGAAAACCTACGTTCCGGCTTGAGTGTTGGAGTCGAAGTTATTAAAGGAAAAAACAGTAACGGAATTTATAGAGTTAGTTCTGCGAAACTTATGGAAGTGAGCCTAGTACAGGCCGCCGCTTTTGAGAGTGCCGCAGTAACTTCAGTCGCCGCTTCAAATGCGGAGGCAGAATCAACCGAAACCAAAACAGAAAATGAGGCAATTGTGGAAAACACAACACCTGAAACATCTGTTGCGTCCGAGGTAGTAGAGACCCCTGCGGTTGAAGCCTCTCGCCCAACAGTATCAGCACCGATTTACACTCGGCCACGTCTTGAGTTCACAAAGGAAAAATTCCTAGAGAACACATTGCGAGCCAAGTATTTGAACGATGACGAGGCACGTCAATATATCGCCGCCGCAGCGGACACAACTGACAACGCAGGTTTAGTTCCAACACGTCAATTGACTGAGGTAATTAACCCACTTTCCAACGCTGATCGTCCATTTATTGATTCTATTTCAAATGGTGCATTACCTGATGCAGGTATGACTTTTGAAATTCCTAAACTAACTCAAGCACCAACAGTTGCAGAGACAGCCGAAGGCGCAGCGCCATCAGATACAGACCAAAACGTTTCGTTTTTGAGCGTTTCAGTCAAAAAGTACGCCGGACAGCAAACATTCTCGACGGAAATTCTTGATAGATCGTCGCCGGCTTTTTTCTCAGAATTGGTAAGGCAAATGGAGTTTGCCTATGCTAAGGCAACTGACGCAGCCGTAGGAAATATTATTGGACAGGTTGCTACAGATGGCGGAAACCGCACAATGTCAGCAGCAAATATCCAAGATTTTATTTCTGATGCAGCAGTTTCTATTTACTCAGGAACTCTTGGCTTTGCGCAAAACATTGTAGTTTCACCTGAACAATGGGGCGCATTGATGGGCTTGGTTGACGGTTCAAATCGTGCAGTATTTACACAAACCATTAATCCTCAAAACGCATCAGGAAACCTAACACCAACTAACGTTCGTGGAAACATTGGTGGATTAAACCTTCGTGTTTCACGTTACCTATCAGGAACAGGCGATCAAACAATAATCGTCATAAACCCTGATTCGTTTACATGGTACGAGTCAAGCAAATACCGCTTAGAAACTAATTTAATATCAACAGGACAAATTCAAGTTGCTTATTATGGTTATGGTGCGCTTGCAAATAAAATTAATGCCGGTGCTTACAAGTGGATGGTTGCATAAACTTTCCTCACTAGGGATAACCTGTAAAGGGGCATTGGAAGCCTTTGCCCCTTTACTTTAAGAAAGGACAATACTTTGCCGGCTACCTACGTTACGCAAGCCGAACTTCGGACATTACTTGGAATCGGAACTTTATATTCAGATTCAGTAGTCGAGGAAGTGGCTCAGGCTGCCGAAAATATAGTTAAGGGTTTTCTATGGTTTAATAAGGCTTATGTTTATTCAACAGAATTAAAAAGTTTAACAGCAACAATAGTAACAGTTCAACCTCATGGGTTTGTAACGGGTCAATCTGTTGCCATAACCGAAAGCGGTGCAGTTTTTAACGGAACTTACACAATTACCGCAACAACTCCACTATCTTTACAATATGTAAAAGCCTCGGGCGCAGACCAAAATAAACATTTAGTACAACCTTACGGAGTAATAACAGGTTCTTTTCATGGAACAGATTACGCAACAGTCCCTGAAATTCGTCAAGGAACTGCCATGATTGCAGTTGACATTTGGCAAAGCAGACAACAAACTGCGTCCGGTGGAATTTCACCCGACTTCCAACCATCACCCTATAGAATGGGAAATACTTTACTCGCAAGAATCAGAGGGCTCATAGCAAATCACCTTTCCCCTAACGGTTTGGTTGGCTGATGACGGTTGCCGTTACAACTCTCAGGTCAACCCTTGCGACGGCGTTGGAGAACGCTGGGGTTTGGCAGGTGTTTTCTTACCCACCTGCCTCACCCATTGCTAATTCAGTAATTGTTCAACCGGATGAGCCTTACATTGAACCAAGTAACAACATTTACTCAAGTGTTGCCCCAAAAGTAAATTTTAGAATAGTAATGATCGTTCCAATGCTAGATAACCAAGGAAACTTAAACGGCATTGAGAGCATGGTTGTTGGCGTGTTCAATAAATTAGCCGCCTCAACAACTTTGAAAATAAGTGTTGGCAATATATCGGCACCGACAGTACTTTCAAACTCTGCCGGCGAAATGTTAACAAGTGATATGTCCGTCTCAATTATGACAAGTTGGAGTTAAAAAATGAGTGATTTTATAGATGTTCCTTCCGAGGACAAGGCTTGGCTTGAAAAAGTCGGGCAAGTAGTAAAAACAGAAAAACCAAAACCAGTCTCAAAGAAAGATGAGGAATAACCAATGGCTGTATTTCTTAACAACAAGGTCGGCGTAAAGGTTAATTCCGTCGATCTTTCAGATCATGTGACTAGCGTCACACTTAACCGTTCTTTTAATGAATTATCGGTAACAGCCATGGGCGATACCGGTGAAAAATTTGTTAAAGGCTTGGAAACTTCGAGCGTGGCAATTTCCTTCCTGAATGACACCGCCTCAGCCAACGTTCTTGCAACATTGCAAGCCGCTTGGGGAACTTCAGTAACCGTAGTTCTTTTGCAGGAAAAAGGAACTGCCGTAGGCGCAACCAACCCTCTTTATACAATGACTTGCCTAGTAAATAACACCACCGACATTAACGGCGGTGTTGGCGATCTTGGTACTCAGGATGTAACATGGACTGTAAACGGTGCCGTCACCGTAGCAACAACAGGTACATTCTAAGGAGTAGTAATGATTAAATTAAGAGTGACAAAGGCTTCAGGGGAAGTATCGGAATTTGATATAACCCCTGCACTCGAATATGCGTTTGAACAGAATTTTAAGACTGGTTTTCATAAACGTTTTAGAGACGAGGAAAAGCAGTCGGACGTTTATTGGCTTTCATGGGAAGCAGAACGACGTGCAGGTAATACAGTTCCGCCATTTGGGGACAAGTATCTAGAAACTCTATCCAAGGTAGAGATTATGGACGCTGAATCCCCAAATGGGTGACGAGGTATGACTTTACTTATCTAATTGCTTTATTAGCAGTTAGGACTGGCATACCTCATTCAGAGTATTTGAAAATGGATAGATCGCTACTTTTAGCAACTATGAGCGTGTTAAAAGAGGACTCAAAAAGGATGGAAAATGCCAGTAGAGGTAAAGGGGCTCGTTGAGGTTCAAAAAGCCTTAAAGAAGTTTGCACCTGATCTTTATAAGGAAATGAACAAGGAAATTCGTAGCGCAATGCGTGTAGTCATTGCAGACGCAAAAAGACAAGTTCCAAATCAATTGCAAGATTTAAGCGGTTGGCAAGACGAAGGCAAAACAGTTGTTTCAAGGAGTGCCGGAAAGAGTCGTGGATTTCCTAAATACAATCCCAATGTTATTAAAAAAGGTTTAACTAGTTCAGTAGGTCGCTCAAGGAGAAACAGGGCTGGATTTGTTAACGCTTACAAATTGTTGAATAGATCAGCCGCCGGCGCAATCTATGAAACCGCAGGACGTAAAAATCCTAATGGTCGTGCGCCAATGCAAAGTTTGTACGCTAGTAATTTCGTTCAAGGCGACGAAGGCACCTATAAGTCAGGTGGCAAAATTTTAAGACGTTCAACTAGGAATTACAATAGTAACAATCCTTTTGCAGGATACCAGTTCGTTCAAGCCGTAAACGCTGAAGCCAAACTGGAAAGCATTGGCAGGGGTAGGAAAAACCAAGGACGTTTACTTTATGCGGCTTTCGCAAGAGATCAAGGCAAGGTCACAAAGGCAACCTTCAAAGCAATCGATAAAGCAATTTTAACATTTAATTCAAGCATTAAGAGAAGGATTGGACTAGCCGCATGAGTGCCACCGGTATTGAAATTCCTATTGTTAGCACCTATAAGGACAAAGGCGCAAAAGCGGCCAGTAAGTCGCTCAATACTTTAACCAAATCAGCCAAAGCCCTAGGCTTGGCTTTCGGTGTTTTTCAAACCATAAACTTTAGCAAAAAGGCAGTAAGGGCTTTCGCCGATGATGAAAGAGCCGCCGGCGCATTATCTAAAACATTACAGAACTTAGGGCAATCTTATGCAGTTTTACAAACCGCAGGATTTATTCAAAACTTACAAAACACCACTGGTATTCTTGACGATCAACTGCGTCCGGCTTTTACTCAACTAGTTAACTCAACCTTAGACGCTAAGGAAGCCCAAAAGTTATTAAGTGTCGCTTTAGATGTATCCGCTGGAACTGGTAAAGATTTACAGTCGGTTACCGTTGCATTAAGCAAAGCGGTATTAAAAGAGAATACTGCACTTAGCCGTTTAGGAATTGGTTTAAGTAAAGCCGAATTAGCCACTATGGATATGGCTCAAATAACTGACTTTTTGTCTAAGAAGTTTGATGGTCAGGCCGCTTTAGCCGCTGATTCTTATGCAGGAAAATTAGCAGTCTTAAGCGCAAAAGCCTCGGACGCCGCTGAAACAATTGGCGGTTCTTTAGTAGTGGCACTAGACAAAGCATTTGGCGACCCTGAGAAAATTGGAAGTGGTATAGATGTTATCGCCAACAAGATTAGCGGCCTCATTGAGGGGATGTCTAGATTTATTCAAGTTACAAAAATTGGACTTCAGAACTTAACCTTGTCTCCCGATTCACCTATTTTCCAATATAAATTAAACTTTGACAAACCTTTTGACCCAATGAGCCAAAAGTTTGATTACACCGCATTACAAAAAGAGGAAAAGAGATTACAGAACGACGCTAAGAAAAACCTCGCTGCCCGTAATGCCGCTATAAAGAAAGAACAAGCATTACTCAAAGATCAAGCAAAACTTAAAAAATTTGGAAGTATGTTTGATACTGAACAAATTGAAATTTTTGCTGCACTTCAAGGAAAAATTACCGAGCAGGAAAAACTTAGACTTAGTTTACAATTAGCCTTAATTCAAGGTAACGCAACCGAAGCCGAGAAACTAGGCAAACAACTTGCAATTGCTCAGTTACAAACTACCGATCTTGCCGCAGCGATCGCAAAGATACCAAAAGCCCTAAACCCATTTGAAGGTTTTGGAAGTGAGGTTGACAACTTAATTGCCAAAATTTTAAATATGTATAAACTACTGCAACAACCTTTAACAGCAACAACCACCACGCCAATAACTACTACTTCAAGCGGCTCAACTAACCCAACATTGGCCGCCATTGCGTCGCAAATTGATAGCGCAAGGACAAAGTTAAACAATTTTAATGAAAGAATGTTAGAAAAGATTGCAAATACCAATAAAATTCCCGAGACTACTATCGAACAAGATATTCAGAGTCAATTACAAAGTTACCTCGCCGCCGATACTGCAATGCGTAGCACATTTAAGGACTTAAACATAAACATTGCACCGGCTGGTAGCGTCGTTACTACTGGCGATCTTGTCCAAGATATTCGCAACGCCTTAATTGAGGCAGGACTATCCGGCTCACAAACTACAATTAACAGGAACCTTGGTGCGTTCCAAGTACAATGACATTACCGGCAACCTTAGACGTATCACTAAACTTCCAATCGGGGG